ACGTGGGCAGCGCGAGTCATATATGCGGGGAACGACGTTTTCAACGCTATGACAGGACCCGCCATGATGGCTGTGATGCAGCGCCTTGAGGCGTTGCTCAAGACCAACATTCTCGGCGGAGTCAAGTTTTGCACCGCATACAAGAAATCAGATGTCACCTTGGCCAAGTTTATTGAACAAGATAACGGCAAGTACCCACACACAGTGGAAGGCGATTACAGCGCCAATGACAAGCACCAGCGAGAAGGAGTACACGTGCTTCTTGACCGATTTCTGGGCAAGATCAACATGCCATTGTGGCTACGACGACTTTACTTGGAAAACAACAAGTTCAAGGTACGATCGTTTAAAATGGGTGTGCAAGCCACCCTCAAAAACCAGTTACCCACTGGCACAACATTCACCACACCACGCAATTCTGTTTACAACATTCTCATGTTTGTTGTTGCATGCAAACAACAGAATTTGCGAGCTATCGCCCTTGTTTTGGGTGATGATCTTCTTGCTCGCACCGACAAAAAGATGTGTTTGGTTGAATGGAAGGCCACGGTTTCTAGGTTCAAAATGGTGTTGAAACCAAAAGCGCCCCGCATGAGGGGCGGCGCAACTTTCTTGTCAAAACGCTTGATCACTGATGTTGAGAACCCTTGTATGGTTCCGTTGGTGGGTAAGGCTATAGCGAGATTCAACGCCAGGGCAATTTACAAGGAGGACCAGACGCATTCTCAGTACATGGCCGGCAAAGCATTGTCGTATGCTTATGAGTTCAGGCATGTTCCGTTTCTTCGCGATTTCTTTTTGTGTCGCTACGTTTCCGAGGACAATACCAAGATGTCACTCGATGAGCTCTCTTGGAACACCAAAACTTCTGGCATTGATTTGTCCAACATAGTCCAGTCCATTAAAGATGAGAAAGTTGTCGTTTCCGATGATGATTTCAGAGACTGGGCAATGGAGACTTATGACTTGGGTTTGGTGGATTTGGAAGAGATATGCGAGATGGTCATTTTGAGCGACCAACCAGAAATGGTAACACACCCCTCAGTGCACAATCTGTCCATAGATTGGTAGCACTCCTCAGTGTTTGGGTAATCCGACTCGTCACTGGGGCTAACACCCGCCGGACGCTACTGCACGCAACCCCTGT